CAAATTTTTCTCGTCATTCTTAAGCTGTCCTAACTTCATGTATATTTTAGAATCTTGGACAGTGACAAAATTAGCAAAGACTCCGTCATCAGACTTAACGCCCCTTACCCAAACAATATTCTTCTTAGCTGGAAGCCCCTTGTTTTGTTCGATGCAGTCATCTATCCCTCTGCCTCTTTTGTTGTTAAAAATCAAAACATCTATCGAGTCAGTCTCATCTCCGATTTCAAACTTAACATACTCATTACCGTTCTTAGAGACTTTTACTCCCGTGCAATCCGTCACAGAACCCGCGAAGCAAACCTTAGACTTCGGGCCTCTAGCTCTCACTTCTGCTATTTGAAGAAGATCTCGGTTTTTATCTAAGAATATATCTCTCAAAGAAACACCGTGAGTATAGCCCAAAAGCTCGTTTTCGTAATACCAATTAGCAAATCTTTCATTGCTATGATTTATATCATATATTCTTTTATACGGAGTAAATTTTTTGCGTATAGTTTCTACCCTAGACTCTTTAATGAACGGCTTGCCATTTTCATCCATGCCTACCTTCATTTTATTTATGACATTGATTAGATCATTATTGCCCTGCTCCGCAAACTGCATTGCTATGACCCTCTCCCTAGATGTCATTATTTTCCAAAGCTGAAATTCAAGAACTACTTTGCTGCGACTCTGCTTGCCTCCTACGTCCAAAGCTCCAGCTTGAATTAGAGCCGAAAGAACTCCCATATTTATCCCTGCCTCAGTGGAAGCTTGAAAAACTTGAAACTTATTATAGCTAGACGCCTTGAAGTTATTAAGTTTTTTAATAGAAGAGTTAGATATACCTTTAATAGAAGTTAAACCGAATCTTATATTATCACCTTCGATAGCAAAATCATCTTTAGACTTAACTACATCCGGCCTTAGTAGCTCGATATTAAAATGAATTAGCTCTCTGTTTATTTTAGATATTTCATCTATTGGGTCTGGCTCGAACTTACTCATCTGAAGCAGAGCGAGGAAGAACTCTTTCGGATGGTTAAACTTGAGATAAACAGTAGTCGCTGCCAAAGCGGCGTAAGCTATCGAGTGAGACTTATTAAAAGAATAGTTAGCTGAGTCTTCTAGAACTTGCCATAAAATATCACCAATTTCTTTATCAAGATTATTTTCTTTAACCTTGTCTTTAATTTTCTTCTTCCACTTTTTAACCTCATTAACCTTCTTCTTCCCTACAATCCGGCGTAATAACTCTGCTTCATCAAGACTAAAACCAATCTTATGAGCCATTTTCATCATCTGCTCTTGATAGAGGCAGACGCCGCCAGTACTGCCCAGTATATCATCAAAATACGGATGAATAACTTCATAGGTATCGTTATTGGTATAATTAGCGTATTGGTCTGTGAACTGCATGGCTCCCGGCCTTGCTAACGCTAATACCGCGCTGAGTTCTTCAAGGTTTTTGGGCTTTACCTTTTTACAGACTTCGTAGTTAGCGCGAGCCTCTACTTGAAAAATGCCGTGAGGCTGTTTCAAGTCGTATAGATTCTGATAAATACTTTCATGATCTAAATCTATATCTTCTACATTTATACCAATAAATTTACAAGCTTGATCTACGACAGATACAGTTCTTAGCCCTAGCACGTCCAACTTGACGTTGAACATCTGCGACCAGTCCATATTGTAAGCAGAAATTTTTTCTTTATCAGAGTCAAGTTCTATTGGGCAACTTTTTACAATATCATCGTATGACAGCAATATAGCAGAAGGGTGGACTCCTTTATTTTTAACTAATCCTTTTATTTTTTGAGCTGTCTCAAAAGTCCTAGGATTGTTGTCGCACCAATTTTTAAAGTCATCAACTTCATCATAGGCCTCTGATATGTCCTTAACTTGGCCAAATACTTTGGGTATCATAGCGGAGACATGATTCATTTCTGTCTCAGATTTGTCCTCGACAGTTTTACCGCACTCCTTCATAACCAACTTGCCGCTCAAAGTGTTAAGAGTTCTTATCTTGCAGGTCTTGCCTTCAAACTCTTCTTCTAGATACTTGAGAACCTGCTTTCTTTTGTAGTAGCAGACATCCATATCTACGTCGCACATCAAGGAGCCGTCTAGATATGTAACTCCTTTGATTACTTTTTTCTTGGCTCGAATCTTTGAAACAAATCTCTCAAAAAATAAATCATATTTAACAGAGTCAATTTTAGTAACTCCAAGAAGATAAAGCACAAAGCTTCCAGCCGCAGAGCCTCGACCTAGTCCTATGGGGATATCGGATGTATTGCAGTAGTGAATTACCTTCCAGACTAGAAGTATATAATCTACGAAACCTAATTCTTTTAGGATTTCTAGTTCATAGTAAATCCTATCAGTATATTTTTTATGCTCTGCTGTGCCTCTCTTTATATTGAGCTTTTTAAACCCTTTTTGACAGAGCGCGATAAGAAAATCGTAAGTATTTTTTACTTTTTCTGGATTGTCTATCAGCTCTAGATACTCTGGCTGAATATGAAATTTCGGTAGACGTACGCCATGTATTTCTAAATCTAAATTACTCAGATCTTTGGCGAAGCTACTCTTTCTTTTTTCTGGGTCTGCCGCGTTTCTTTTTTGGCGGCTCTGACTTTTCTTGTCCTTTACTATCTCCATCTTCCAGTATAATTTGGTCTAATCTGTTTCTTAAAACTTTTAAAGTGTCCTTGCTCTCCTCTTCAAACCTGTAAAAAAAATCTACTTTATCTTGCTTGCCGCCTTTTCTGAGGACTAGAATGGCATAGTCGACATCAGATTCCTCTGACAGCTTTTCTATCAAATCATAAGCAAAATCCATGCTAGGCATATAATGTATTATATACCTAAATTCTGCTCATATCAATTTTAAGTTTGTTCCAAACCTTCAAATTCAACTCTAAATCATTTATTGCATCATGCAAAGTCTCGTAATTATGACTGATGTTGTAATATTTGCCAAGCTCGGACAGGGACGTTCTGATGCCTTTAGAACGATAGCTCAAAAGGCGATATTGATAATCAAAGAAATCTTCTTCTTCCTTTTTAAAATAATATTCAGACCTTATCCCTCTTCCTATAGCTAATGTATCTACGCTTTTTTCAAATAAATGATCATACGGCTTATTGTAAATCTTGCACCATTCTCGGATTAGGTACATATCAAACCCAAGTATGTTGTGACCCACAATGTAATCACAATCATCCAGCCACTCGTAAACCGTGGGAAATATTTCCGACTCGGGCTTAGCTAATTTGTTGAACTTCTTTTGATCAAATCTAGTGATTCTGGCAGCTTCGTCAGAGATTTTTAAGCCACAGTCCCACTTGACCATCTCATCAAACCTATCTTGAATCTTATTCTGAACAACCCGTATCATTCCAACCTGCCAAGGTCGGTTGTTGTAAAAATTTAGATTAACATTAAAAGTCTCCAAATCCATGAAGACAAGTTTTTTGCCGTTAGACTTTTTAAAAAAATCGTTATCCATATCTTAGCTCTTTTGGCAGTAATTTATTATTACCTTTAGTTTGTCCATCAAAAAAATTACTAGGCAGTTCAACAAAATCTTTTTTATTAGGCATCCAAACTGCATAAATATCTGGTTTTTTTAAGGCTTTTAATTTATAAGGATTACTCAGAGAATTTCTTCTAATGATGTTGGCACTAATCGACCAAGAGTTTGGTCTGTCTTTACTCTTTAATCCCGCTAATTTAACGTTTACTGTTTTAAATTCTCCATCTTTTTCTATTACTAAATCATAATGAAGAGCTAAGTTGTTAGGCTTGGATACATTGTATCCTTTAGCCATGTAATAAGCTTCTGCTAACGGCTCAGCCGAGCGAGCATCTATATCTTTAAGTTGGTCTATCATGCTAACTCTCTAGCTGGGACGTTATAACAATCTGCTTTGAAATAAAATTTCCTATTATAAGAAGACTCAGGATCGTAATCGCCTTTTTTATAAAACTTAGCTTTCTGATAAAACTCAGACTTTTTTATTTTACCAAGATACCAAGCATAGCTCAAGTCCTTCATTACGCTAACAAAAACGTACTCATCGCAGTCTTGATTAGGATTAAAGTCTGCTACTGTGCAGTTATAGTTTAATTGAGGAGGGACAGTCCTCTCCTTGGTTTTTACGTCAACGGTAAAATGACCAGAACAGGGGTTATGATATACTAGGTCGTAGTCATAGGTATCCTTTATTTCGCCGCCTAGAACGTGCTTGGCAACTTCTTCGCCGATGTACGCTACTAAAGCTCCTTCACCTTTTCTGATGGAGTTATTCAGCAAAGGTAACTTGTCGGCTCTTTCTTGCGCCCTGTCGATTAGTTGTTGTGATAGTTTAAATCTTTTCATACCAGCTTTCAAAGCTGAATTCGTTTGAGCACATGTGATCAAAATTTGGCTTAGCTAAAGTCTTTTTAGCTCGGCCGGGATTTGAGTCAGATATGCATCTAAAGGTTAAATAATGTGGAAAATCTGATTTATTTTTGTAATAAATACTTTTAACTTCTTGAGTGCTGTACTTGTCTCCGCAATATGTTAATACATGATTCCTTAATGATTTATCAAACGGTAGATCATTACTTTCTAAAAAGAATATCGGAGAAAAGTTAGAAAAGTCCGGAATGATGTTGCTCATACTGAATTTATTTTTATGAATGAAAGAGTCATAAAAAGGTATGCATAAAGCTAAATCATCGTCATTCCAGTATTTAAGAAGTAGGTTATAATCAACCCTAGGCGCATAATAAAATCCATCAGTAGAACCAATAGAATAAATCTGCAAAAGTCTCTCGTAACCGCTTTTGTTTTTACAGAAGATGATTACTTTGAATTCCTTTAAATTATATTCCTTATCTTTAGATTTTATATCATTACAAAGATTGATCCTCAACCCAAACCTTAAATCAATACCAGCCTCCAAAGAATTAGTATAGCCTTCCAATACTCCGGTCATGCTGTCGTCAACCAAATGAAAAGACTTCATATTGGCCTCAGAGCATATATCAATTATTGAATCGGGGCCTTTCTCGTCAGAACCCCCAAGCGAATTGAGAGTTAGGATAGACCTACCTATGCTATAATGAGATTTAAATAGAGGGATAACCTCGGTCATGCCCATGATTGTAAACGGTCTCTGGAAAATTGTCAAGCAAAAATATCTAAGTATTCATCCTTGCCTAAATGCCTTGGGCATCCTTCATATTTTTCTTTTTTAATTTTTTGCCCACCCTCTTTTATTTTTTCAAGCTCGTATTTTTTGAAACTAGATGCAACTTGATTTCCGTCCTTATCCCGCAAAGAATAGTAAGAATAGCCATCAATGTAGGGACAACGCCATTTACCCACCTTGCACAGCCAAGAATTTTTTTTGGTATCCGCGGCATAATTAACGGCAGCATCTTCCTCTGTGAAGTTATTTATCTTAAAAAAAGCATAAGATAGATAATACTCAAACCCTTTGAGCTGTTCGTCTGTAAATTCCACTTGCTGAACTGGGCTTCTGGGAAATCTTAAAAATAGAAATTCTGCGGTGGGTTTGTAACCCGGCCAATGCTTCTTTGCAGCTAACGTGTAAGTCATCGCTTGGACATTGGAATGCAACTCTTCTCCTCTAAATTTGTATTTACTGCTTTTATAATCTACAATTTTTACTTTTTTGCCGCGTTTGTAAACAATAGGTTTATCTATAAAGCCCCTTATCTTGTAAACAGGATCTTTACCCTCAAGCAAAAACTCAAGCTCTGGATTATCAACTTTGCCTCCCCATCCAAAAAAGTCATACTTTAACCCCA